AGAAACATGATCAAGTTACCATTCGCAGGTATCAAAGGTCAGACTGATTCTAGACCAGTGACAGTGCAAGTACCGTGCATGGAAATGTATGGGAAGACTTGTCCAGTACTCACAGAAGTGAGACCGTGGTTCAAAGACAAGAGCATGGAAGACATGGGAAGAAAATACTGGAAGAAGAAAAGTTACATTTTCCAGGGTTTTGTCACAACGAATCCACTAGCAGAAGACTCAACACCTGAGAATCCAATCAGAAGATTCATCATTGGACCTCAGATATTCAACATAATCAGAGGGGCACTAATGGATCCAGAGATGGAAGAAATGCCAACTGATTACTTGAAGGGTGTGGATTTCAGGATCACTAAAACAACCAAAGGTGGTTATGCTGACTACTCAACATCAAAATGGTCAAGAAGGGAAAGACCGTTGGACGAGGCAGAGAGAGCCGCGATCGACACACACGGGTTACACAACCTGGGCGACTTTAGACCAAAAGAACCAACAGAAGCAGAGGTTAAGATAATCGCAGAACTATTTGCGAAATCTGTGGAAGGTGAGGCTTATGATCTTGAGCAGTATGGACAGTACTTCAGACCAGCGGGAGTGGCTTACCAAGGTAAACCACAGGTAGCAGTACCAACAGCATCGGCTCCAGCGGCAACACCAGTGGCAGAAGCGGCTCCAACAGCGGCTCCGGTTACTGAGAGTGCAACAGCACCACAACCCGAGGCGGCTCCGGCGACGGCGGCTCCAGCGGGCGACAGTGCCAAGAGAGCGGAAGACATCTTGAAGTTGATTAGATCAAGACAAGCAAAATAATCTGACATTTACCAAGGCCTTGATATTGACTATTAAGGCCTTGTGTAGTAAAATTAAATTATGAAAAAGAAAATACAAAAGGCTGTCGAATGGATATTGTACAAACAAATACCTGCATGGATGTTGATTGTGGCAATTATTCTTTGGATAGTTCTATAAGGGAAATAAAATGACAAAAGTATTTGACGCAACAAAATTTAGAAAGAGCATCACAAAGTCCATACAAGGCTTAGGCATAGGATTCAGCGATCCCACAGACTGGATATCAACAGGAAATTATGCATTGAACTATTTGATGACCAGTGATTTCAACAAAGGAATTCCACTAGGCAAGGTTACAGTACTCGCGGGTGAATCTGGAGCAGGCAAGAGTTACATAGCATCAGGAAACATTATCAAGAACGCACAAGAGCAAGGCATCTTCGTTATCCTGATCGACACAGAGAACGCATTAGATGAACAATGGCTACAGGCATTGAATGTGGACACATCAGAAGACAAACTTTTAAAATTAAGTATGTCAATGGTCGACGATGTGGCTAAAACTATATCGGAATTCATGAAAGGTTACAGAGAGCAACACGCAGACAACAAAGAGGGTGCACCTAAAGTACTATTTGTTATAGACAGTTTAGGTATGATGCTTACACCAACAGATGTTAACCAGTTTGAAGCAGGAGACATGAAGGGTGACCTGGGTAGGAAACCTAAGGCATTAACGGCACTTGTAAGAAACTGTGTGAATATGTTTGGTAGTTGGAATGTGGGTCTCATAGCAACCAACCACACATACGCATCACAGGACATGTTTGATCCAGATGACAAGATATCAGGTGGACAAGGATTCATCTACGCAAGTTCTATCGTTATCGCAATGAAGAAATTGAAATTGAAAGAAGACGAGAAGGGCAACAAGATATCGGAAGTAAGAGGTATCAGGGCCGCTTGTAAGGTAATGAAGACCAGATATGCTAAACCTTTTGAAGGTGTACAGGTCAAGATTCCTTATGACACAGGTATGGATCCCTACAGTGGATTAGTTGACCTGTTTGAGAAAAAGGGTTTATTAGTTCAAACAGGAAATAGGTTGAAGTATGTTGACAAAGCAGGTAAAGAACATATCGATTTCAGGAAAGCGTGGACTGGTGATAAGTTAGATATGATAATGGCAGAGTTCAAAGAGGAAGCACCTAAAGAAGTGGAAGACACAGACGCCCCTATCGAAGTTGAAACAGAAACAAAACCAAAAGCAAAGAGTAAAAAAGAAGAGTAATGATAGACTTTACACACGAGGACATTGAAAGGTTATGGAACTCCATAACACACTACGTTCCAGAGAGACAGAAACTGGACTGTGCCATAGACTTCATCAAAAGCCTAGAGGACATAGGAGTGGAGCACGACGAGATCAAGGCGTCTGCTGAATACGATCCCAAATTAGAAGAAGCGATCAACACTGTGTTCGAGGAAGACGAAGAGTCAGACG